CTTACGCAAGATCACCATTTATAGGTCCGCGGACCCTCCTACCTAGTTTGAGGAACTAGGGACCTCGACTAGCGGTGTACAGCAAACCACCGCTTGGTTATTTTATAACCGGTATAGCCCCGAAGTGTCACTTTCCCCTGAAAGGAAAGATCCTCAGACACAACTGGGACTGCCTGTGTGCGCCAAAAGCGCCACCTCTCGTCCAACCAAGTCCCCGGCGAGGGTCCGAGAAAAATCTTGTCCTCGGGCTCGCGTGGATCGGTCTTTCGAGAGAATGTCACCGCAAGGAGTGCTTCGTACGACACAGTTTCCACTTTGTTAGAAACAAGCTTCACTGTGCTGCAGAGGAAGCCCCTGTCTGGACAGAAATACGCATCCAGATCAGAGACAGGAACCCAGCAACCTTCATCCCCCTCTGTCCCGTACGGGACTTGGGGTACCGTGCAAGACGGCCACTTTCCCTTATGGGGTCCGTAGGCACGTACTTGCATGGCCTGGCGCAGGAAACCCCAGGAGACAGCTACAACGTCATCCACAGGTACCTGTCCAGCTGCGCGAGCAGACCAACGATGAAGTCGGTTATAAGCTCGGATAAGCTGGGGCACATCATCCAACAACTCCTTTTGATAAACAGGGGTTACGTTCTCACCACCGAAGTAGTGCTCTCCGCACGACTCGAAAAACTCTCCACCGCTGTACGACTTCTCGGAGTTAACCTTAAAGCCAAACAACTGGAAAATCTCTTCAAGTCGGCTGTAAGCGGCGTCAGGCACAATGATGTCATCACCGTACACCGACACGCAACCCGACCAGGCTCCCACCTCTTCAGTCACCGCTTGCGCGATGGCCCAAAAGATGAGTGTTTCGAGCTCAAATGTGAACCCATTCCCCATAGAGGAGAACTTACTGAGTTCAACAACCTTGCCACTGGGCAGCTTAGCATGACTGCTGCGGGCTGCATCAAGTAGCTCGAACCAGGCTCGCGGCAACAGCAACTCCACAAGCCAATACGAGATCAAATCCGAGGCGCTCGACAGATCTACCGTCGCAAGCCCCAGATCGCGGGCAAGTTGTGCCCACGTCTGGTTGACCTTCTGGTCGTCCAGATCGATCCCAATCGAACGAAGACGTTTTCGAATTGCGCGACCGATACCTTGCTGCACGTAGGTGTTCAACGTGGGCTCGGCTCCGATCGTACGCTTCGTTTTACTGTCTTTGTCCACCGTCACCACCCGCATGTACTCTACCCAGGCAAATTCGCCTGGAAGCAACGTGCAGGGTCCTTCGACATCGACGCCGAGCCGCGCTCGGCACCAATGGAGGTCGCGTCCGACAATCTCGCGAGCGAAACGCCATAGCTTCCGGGTGACGGAAAGTCGTGGTTCAAGTAATTTTTCTTCCGGGCGTACCATCGCACCGCTAATGGTTGCGGTGGCTCCCGGACCCCATCTGCACAGACCAACAATCTCATCGAGGTCAACACGCCCTAGTACAGAAGCAATCTTTCCACGGATCTGATGAATCAGATGTTCCGCGCCCTTGAGGGGTTGCCCGTTCGTTAGACGTATGTTTGTCGACGCACAACGGTCTTCCGCAGCCTTGAAACTGCGGAGTGCAACTTCTTCCAGAACTTCCTCCGGTATGAGGCCCTTCACTTTCGTTAGGTACCTGACGGCGGCATAGTCCTTTCTAAAATCGACAGCGTGCAAATACTGCCGCGGGTCGACAGACGCCCTCACTAGCTGGTCGAAATCTCCAGCACGTGCGAGCATTGTCAACTTTAACGCAACAGGGGTTCCCAGCTTCTCCCAGAAAGCTATCGCTTGACACAAAGTGCGATGCAGTCCAGGAGTGTAGCTGACAGCGTCGCCAGTCTTCTTTGGCGCTGGTCGTGTAGACTTCCGTTTACGCTGTCCCATGATCAGTACACCGAGAGCAGGTCTTCGATGCAGCTGACCACCAGCGCATTGTCC